CAATTAGGAGCGTCAAAGGAAGGTGCTGTATATATTGGTGACAGTGATGTAGATATAATGACAGCCAAAAACTGCGGATTACCATGCATCAGTGTACTTTGGGGATTTCGTGATAAAGATTTTTTAATACAGCATGGTGGCACGATATTCGTTAATAAACCATCAGAGATTTTAGGCGAATAATCTTTTTGCTTATTCTTACTTGCTATATATGAAGTCATAGAGGCTTTATATATAGCAATTCTTTTTTATTCCAATCGACCTTTAAAAAGAATGATAAATAGGGCTTTATAACCCCTATTTATCATAACTACCATTATCTCATTTGTTATATCTTTGTAACGTAATTATAAAAATTCTTAATGTTATGGAGATAGTAAATACTGGTGTTCGTGTATATGGTGGTGTTGAATATACTTCTGTAATAGAATATTCATCTAATGGTTTTGTTTATCATTTATCTTATAAAGGTAGTGATAAAGTTCATACTATTACTTTTAACTCTGTTCGTGATTATTTGGATTATACTTGTTTTTTACAACTTAAAGAACTTTCTCATGTTTAATCAACGTAAACCTATGCTGTTTCAGACAACTCGTCACACTTTAATTATGTCTGTAACAATTCAGCATTACATTAACCCTCGTGACGGTGCACATACATTCATTGTTCGCTGGCGTGATGAAAACCACGATGAGCACTTAGGAGATAATTATGTTGCTTTTCGTTCTTTTGTCTCTGCTGTTGACTTCATATGTACTAATTTCTGTGGATAAGTACAAAACCGCTGATTTCCGTTATGCAAATTGTCCTTATCGTGACATTATAGGCTGCAATAACTTTATGTGCGTTGACTGTGTTAACTCTACAGAAAGATATAACTATTATCTACGTATAAAAAATCATCAAAATGATGATTGGCAAATCTTTAAACAATATTTTTATGAAAAAAATTATCCCTTTCCTCAAGAATCTTCCACCTGTCCTTTTTAAAGTTTCTATCGGTGGTTTTATCCTTGTTTCAGTTGCTTTGTACTTTCAAAGCTGTGTGACCTCGTTTGATGCGGAAAAGTTTCACTATCATGGTGTAGCTGGTAAGTGTCGTTCTTCTCATGTAGTATCTGATACAATTCACTAATATGTCCGTACTTGGTAATATCAACAGTTGTCTTAGTCCTAAGCGTATATATAATAAATATACTGAAGAAACCTTGTACGTTCCTTGTAGGAAGTGTTTTCGCTGTCGTGATACTTATTCATCTACGTGGTCCAGACGTATTGAGAACGAATGTAAACAACATCGTTACTCTTTGTTTGTTACACTGACATATGATAATGACCATATACCCCTTTTTCAACCTCTCATAATGAAAGACGGTACGCATCAAGTTTGGTACTCTAACAGAACTTCGGAATCAGGTAAATTTTTATCTGATTCTGTGTGCCGTGCTTTACCTCCTCAGAAAATGGAAGATGAGGTTTGTTTTGCCTATCCTTGCAAAAAAGATGTACAGGATTGGTTTAAGCGACTTCGTTCCGCTATTGATTATCAATTAAATAAAAACAAAACAGATGAATTCAGACTTAGATATTTTATCGCTGCAGAGTATGGACCTCGCACGTTCCGTCCGCATTATCATGCCATATTATGGTACGACTCGGAAGAGTTACAACGACACATTGGTCGGCTTATATGTGAAACATGGCAGAACGGCAATACGAACTTCTCACTCGTCAACAACTCCGCTGCACAGTACGTTGCGAAATATGTTAATGGCGATACTCGTTTACCTTCGTTTCTACGAACTGAATTTACCTCTACATTTCACTTGGCAAGCAAACACCCTTATATCGGGTATTGTTCGGCTGATGAAGAAGCGTTACGAGAAAATGTCCTTAACGGAACTTATGGACAAAATATCCTCAACAAAGATAAAGGAGTGCTTGAATTTGTACCAACTGCCCGTAATCTTGAAAATCGGCTCCTGCCAAAGTGTCGAGGATACCGCACGTTATCTCATTCTGAAAGAATACGAGTATATGCAACTGCGTATGATTATGAGCAAAGAGGTATAGACTATAATGGTTTGTTACCATTTGAGTTTAAAGCAGGTTGCTACCCTACTACTGATATTCATGCTACATTAGTATGTTTGGACTGGTGTAAACGTTACCACATGACACCTGAGATATTTGTATCATTGTTAGAAGATTACTATTATCGTAAGGATATGTATTTACTTCGTACACAATACGAGTATCAAGAGGCGTATATCAATCAACTTGACATGCCTTTGCATCACCTTGTAGATTTTGATTTACAATTGTTCTCATATCTTCCTCGTACTCGTGGATTGTTTAATGATTCACCGTGGAAAGATGTAATGTTAACTTATGGTATACATGATTTTATGCTTTATAACCCAGATGGATTTATGAACTTTGATTTGATTCAGTTAATGGGTCAGAAACATTCACAATTCTATAAGGATAATATTGCACGCTATACAAAGATTCATAATGATTCTTTGAAAAACAAAGAACTTAACGAGTTATTAAACTCACAATTATTCAATTAAATTTTTACTTATGTCATTATTCAAAATTCCGTCCCCTAAACCAAAGCTTGCACGTAACGGCTTTGATTTAAGTTCACGCAGAATCTTCTCTGCTAAAGCTGGTCAATTACTCCCTGTTGGTTGTTGGGAATGCAATCCGTCTGAACACTTTCAAATCTCTGTTCAGGACATTGTGCGTACCACTAACCTCAACACAGCTGCGTTTGCACGTATGAAAGAGTATTACCACTTTTTCTTTGTGTCTTACAAGTCCCTTTGGCAATGGTTTGACCAATTTATCGTCGGTACAAGTAACCCTGTATCTGCTTTGAATGGTATCAAAAAAAACCATACTGTAGATTATAACTACGTTTGTAGTACTGCACCTATGTTTGATTTGAACACGTTTGTTACTCACTTGAAAAGTGATGCTATGAAGAATATTTTTGATTCTCAGGCATTTCCTTTCAAAGATGGTGCTTTTAAGTTGTTGAATCTTTTGAACTATGGTGTTACTGAAAAAGGTAAATTCTATGACTATAAGTCTTATTTCTCTAATAGTAACAACTTAGGTTCTACGTTCCTCACAGATGCTGCACACAAAGGTAATGTTATGGTATCACCTTTCCGTTTGTTAGCTTATCAGAAGATTTTCAATGACTTTTATCGTAATCAGGATTGGACCCCTGCAGATGTTCGTTCGTTCAATATTGATGACTATGCAGATGATTCTAACTCTATCATTGATAAGTCTGTTGTTCAGTCTTTTTGTCAAATGCGTTATCGTCCTTATCCTAAGGATTGGTTAACTTCTATGAAACCAACACCGAATTATGATAAAGGTATCTTTAATCTGCCTGATTATGTTAGCGGTGATTCTCGTTTCAAGCCAGAACGTAATCCGGGTTCTGTTGGTGTTTCAACTTTAACTCCTAATACTGGTTCCTCTATGGCTTTCTCTGTTAATGACTTGCGTGCTGCCTTTGCTCTTGATAAGATGTTGGAAGCAACAAGACGTGCAAATGGTCTTGATTATAGTTCACAGATTGAGGCACACTTCGGCTTTAAGGTTCCTGAATCTCGTGATAGTGATGCACGTTTCCTCGGTGGTTTTGATAATTCAATCCCTATTAGTGAAGTTGTTGCAACTGCTGATACTAATAACTCTAACGGTAAACAGCTTGGTGACCTTGCAGGTAAAGGACTTGGTAGCCTTAATTCAGGTAAGATTTCGTTTGACGTAAAGGAACATGGAATTATCATGTGTATTTATTCAGCTGCTCCACAGGTTGAATATAATGCGTCTTATCTTGACCCATTCAATAAGAAGTTTAAGCGTGAAGATTTCTATCAGCCTGAATTTGCAGACCTTGGTTATCAGCCTGTTTTGTCTTCTGATTTGTTGCTGACAGCTGTCGACCCTACCAAGACACCTACGGTATTAGACCATAAAGGTGCTAATATTGCTCCAACTGCTGCAAATGAACTTAATAACCTGTTATTAGGTTGGCAAACTCGTTATAACGAGTATAAGACTGCACGTGATGTTGTGTTTGGTGATTTCGAAACTTCGGGTTCTTTGCGTTATTGGACAACTCCACGTTTTGACCTACGTTTTGACCGTTATGTCAGTAAGAAGTCGGATATCCCTGCAGGTGGTTACGCAAGTGGTTTGAGTTCTGCTCAGTTCTACGTTAACCCGAATATAGTTAATCCTATATTCCTTGTTACTGCTGTAGCTGGTGACCATTTCTATATAAATTCATTCTTTGATGTCAAGGCTGTCCGTCCTATGTCTGTTCACGGTCTTGCTTCACTTTAAAACTTTATGTTATGAGTTACAATGATAGATATTTAAACTTAATGCCTGCTGATTGTTATAATATCGGTGAGATTCCTGACGTTGTTTGTGGCGTATCGACACAATCGGTTATCTCTGACGACAGGCACGTTTATGAAACACTTTGCCCGATTAATCCTTTAACTGGTCATCGTGATTCTATGCTTTCTCGTTTGTTTAGCAATGACGTTTCAGATTCTGAAAAGCAGCTTATTATGTCACAACTTGCAAAGCTTAAGGGTGTTTCTTCTCCTGCTGACTTATCAGATGAGGATATTTTGTCGCTCCTCCCCTCTCGATATATGTCTGATCCTGTAGAAATGGAACGATATCGTGAATTTGTTGACCAACTCCGTGATATTGATTCAGACCCTGCGCCTGCTGACCCTGCGCCTGTAGACCCTGCGCCTGTAGACCCTGCGCCTGCTGAGTAGTTTTTTTATTAGTCCCTGCAATAATGTAGGGACTTTTACGTTTAATCATTAAAATTTATTATTATGCCTTTAGACCCTTTAATTGGTTCTGCATTAATTAGTGGTGCTTCCTCTTTATTAGGTGGTATTTTTGGCTCTGGTGCTCAATCGAGTGCCAATCGTACTAATCTTCAGATAGCACGTGAAACGAATCAAATGCAGTATCAGATGTTCCAAGAACAAAATGCGTTTAATGAACGTATGTATAATCAGATGCAACAGTACAATACCCCTGCTGCTCAGATGCAACGTTATAATGATGCTGGTATTAACCCTTACATTGCTGCTGGTAATGTGCAATCAGGTAATGCACAATCTGCGTTACAATCTGCACAGCCTTTACCACTTCATACTGCACAGGTAATGCCTGTTGATGCTTTTAAAGATTCATTCAGTCAAATTGGTAATGTTATCAGTCAGTATGCACAAAATGAACTTGCTTTGTCACAGGCTCAAAAGAATCGTGCTGAAGCTGGTTGGGTTGACCGCTTGAATGGTGCGCAATTTAACAAGATGAGTGCAGAAACTAATAACCTGTATCAACAAGGTTCTTTACTTGGATTAGATTATAAGATGAAAAATGATACTTTAGGTAACTATATAAAGTTATCTGATTTGTCTGTCTTGAATGCTGAAAAGACCAACGAGCAATTAGATGTTATAACACAGTCCGCACGTCTTGAGAATGCTCTCAAGAACATTGATTTAGGTATTCAATCAAAGTACGGTGAACGTATGTTTGTTGCTACCCTCTCTAAAACTCTTGCAGAATCATTTGCCACAAACGCAAGTGTTAGGCAACGTGATGCGCAAATTGCTATCGATAAACAGAATGCCAATACAAACGCTAAGAATGCGCAAACAAATGCAGCTGTTGGTGGTGCTCAGATTCAAAACCTTGTTTCTAATGCTATTAAAACAGCTGAGGAAACTACAGGTATAAAGATAGATAATGATACTTCTGCTAAGATTCAAAAGTATGTTATTGATACTTACCATAGTGGTGCAAAAGATTCTCAGAATCGTGCTGTCTCTTCTTCAAGTGCTGCTCGTATGTCTAAAATGGATGCTGACCAATATCCTATTGATAAGACTATTGACCGTGTTGATAAAGTTGCTAACGCTTTTAACTCTGCTACTGGTGCATACAGTAATGTACGACGTGGCAAGTCTTACGGTAAGCCAAAGCGTACTTTTGTTGACCATTATCACGAACATCAATATAATTTTAGATAATATGTTACGTAAACTTTTAATTTTTATCGCTGCTTTAATTAGTATAATGTTACTTATTAAGTTGGTACTTATGATTTATTCTGTTTACTTGTGTTTTCAAGTTTAATTCAATTAGGCATTCTTCGGAGTGCCTTTTTTATTGTTCAAAATTAATCAGTTAAAAAACCTTTCGCCTATCGATGAAATAGGCTTTTTTTGAACATTAAGGATAAATCATGTAAATATATTTTACTTATATTTCGTTTACGATATATCTCACCTTATCCCACGACTGCCCCGCTGCCCGACGTGAGGAGAGGCAGAAACAACCACACACCCCGTTAGGCGCGGAGGAGCATGCCGACGACCCCATAAATACCAGCGTCGCAGACAGTGTTTAATAATGAAATTCTAACAGTTTTCACGAAGTGTCACGGCTTTAATCAACCTGCCGTGATGTCCTCCTCTTGACCAATACCACAAAAACTGACAGAAAAAAAAATCATATACATAAATTCACAAATGTGTTAAAGTTATGTTAAAGTTTTATTTATCATACCTACCATTATCTTGAAAACAGTAAA